ATGCAGTATAGTGCCAAGAAAGAAAAAGCTGAAGCTGAACTAATGCGGATGCATCCTGACTTTGATGAAATCCGTGACAGTGATGGCTTCCACGATTGGGCAGAAGAACAGCCTAAGTGGGTACAAGACGCATTGTACGACAATGACAATGATGCACGAGCAGCAGCACGAGCAATTGATCTGTACAAAGCTGACATGGGTATTACTACTAAAAAGTCTAAGTCAGATAAAGATGCAGCTAAGTCTGTGTCAACAAAGAATACACGTAACAAGCCACAGGATAGTGAAGCTGGTACGTACTTAAAAGAATCTACGGTTCAGAAGATGTCACCTCAAGAATACGAGGCTAAGTCGGATGAAATCATGGAAGCAATTCGTAGCGGCAAGTTCGTCTACGATGTATCTGGCTCTGCTAGATAAAAAAGAGTTGACAAATAGTTGTTTCTAAGTATAACTATAGTCACATGTAGTGTAAGCAGGATAGCTACTTGCTTACACAACAATCCGCAAACGACAATAAAATCTAAGATTACCTGATTGTTTTGGCCTGTTGACTAGTTGGGCGGCCACCTAACTAAGATACACACCCAAAAATATATCAGCCTCTGCGAAGATTGTTTAGTTTGCATCTGTAACTAATGCTTAATAGGAGAAATTAACATGGCATTTGGAAGCGCAGCCGGGTGGACTAACCTCCCCAACGGCAACTTTTCACCAGTAATTTACTCCAAACAGGTGCAACTTGCTTTCCGCAAGGCCGCTGTTTGTGAGGGGATTACTAACTCAGACTACTTTGGCGAAATCGCCAACATGGGTGATTCAGTTAAAATCATCAAAGAACCAGAGATTTCAGTTTCTGCATATCTCCGTGGTACAACCATTGTTCCACAGGCGATTGCTGACGATGACTTCTCACTGACCATTGACAAGGCTAACTACTTTGCATTCAAGGTCGATGACATTGAAGAAGCACACTCACATGTGAACTTCCAGCAGTTGTCATCAGATCGTGCTGCATACCGGTTGGCTGACCAGTTTGACCAAGACGTTCTTGGCTACTTGTCAGGTTACTCACAGTCTGCTCTGCATACAAACGCAGACACTGTGAATACAACTGTGAATGGTACTAAGGCTAACACTGCTGCAGGTTCTGACGAACTGCTTGCCGCTAATAAGTTGGATGCGTCTGACTTTAATGGTGGTGTTGCTGCACAGTCAATTGGCATCATTCCACGTGCAGGCACTTCAGGTGTACCTTCTGCTACTGGTACTGCTAACCCACTGCAAATCATTGCACGTATGGCACGTAAGCTAGACGAGCAAGATGTTGACAGCCGTGGACGTTGGATTGTGATTGATCCAGTTCTGAAAGAAATCCTGATGGACGAAGAGTCACGTCTACTTGACGCTGACTTCGGCGGTTCAGGCTTGCAGAATGGTTTGATCCTCAACAATCTACACGGTTTCCGTGTGTACGTGTCTAACAACTTGCCAGTTCTTGGTACTGGTCCCGCAACTACTGGCGGTACTAATGCCACTAACTTTGGTGTGATTGTAGCCGGACACGACTCAGCAGTTGCTACTGCAGAGCAGATTAACAAGACAGAGACATACCGTGACCCTGACAGCTTTGCTGACATTGTTCGTGGCATGCACCTCTATGGTCGCAAGATTCTGCGTCCAGAGGCTCTTGTTAACGCCGTGTACAACCTAGCCTAATTTGGCGGTAGGGGGACAGGAAAACTTGTCTCCCTACTTTTTCTTTTTTGGGGATTTCAAATGGCATATGATTATTTAGGATTAACTAACGAAGTATTGTCTCGTATGAATGAAGTGCGACTTACTGTTGGTTCTTTTAATAACGCACGTGGATTTCAAGTACAGTGTAAAAATGCCATAAACGATTCAATCAACTATATTAATTCTCGTGAGTTTGGTTGGCCTTTTACTCACAATACTCGTACACAAACTCTTATTGCTGGTACAACACGTTATACTCTTCTTTCAGGAACACAGTCTGTAGACTATGAAACATTTCGGATTACCCGTGATCAATCTATAGGTGCTGAAGGTAAAACATTAAAAGTGCTAGATTACAAAGAATATGTTGATAAACTAATTGACCAAGAATCTACTTCTAATGTAGGTGGTTTACCATCCTTTGTATTTAGAACACCAGATAATAACTTTGGTTTATATCCCTATCCTGATAAGGCTTATGAATTAAAATATGAATATTATGTTCGTCCCACTGCTTTAGTGGCGGCAACAGATGTACCATTGATTCCTGAACAGTTTATGCAAACTATCGTAGACGGTGCTACCGCTTACGCTTATCAGTATCGTGGCGAAGCACAGCAATATGGTATTAACTTTGCACGTTTTGAAGACGGTATTAAATACATGCAATCAATTTTGTTAAACAGAACAGACTACGTAAGATCAACATATATACCACACTCACAAAGGTATGGCACTAACGTAGCCGGATTTTAGGGGATATAAATGGCAGACGAATCTGGCCTCAGTCCTTTTGTGTTTTCCTGTCAAGGTGGTTTGGTACTTAACCAATCTACTTTTAGTATGCAACCGGGTGTCGCACTTGAACTAGAAAACTTTGAACCTGATGTACAAGGTGGATACCGCCGCATTTCTGGTTATATTAAGTGGACTACTGGTGAAGTACCTTATACTGTTCTTGACAATGAACCTCTTTTAATGTCTGCGTTTTTTAATGGTAGCGTATTAGCAGCAAGAGGCGAAAAAATTTTTAGTGCTACAAATAAAAGCACAACTCTTGATAATTCTATTTTAAATACTGATACAACTATTAATGTAACGTCAACTACTGGTTTTCCTAGTGCTGGTACAATCTTAATTAATACTGAACAAGTTACATATTCAGGTATAACCAGTACATCATTTACTGGTTGTACTCGTGGAGCAAACGGTACTACTGCTCTTGGGTATCCTACTGATACTGTAGTGTCTTCTTTTTGGACAGAATTAGATAATGGTAGAACTAATGCAAAAAAGTATACACATTTTAGGTATAACTTAGCAGGATCAGAATATATTGTTTGGGCAGACGGTGCTAACTTTGCTTCTAAGTATGATGGTACTACTGTTACTGATTTAAATGGTACTGGCGCACCTGTCGATCCTAAATATGTAGTCAGTTTTAAAAATACACTTTTCTTTGCTGGTATGTCTAGCACACCACAAGAAGTAGTTTTTACAGCACCATATAGTGATAGTGATTTTAGTGTAGCAAATGGTGCAGCCAGTATTGCAGTTAACAGTCCAATTACAGCATTATTCCCTTTTCGTGATCAATTATATATTTTTTGTGAAGAACGCATTTTTAGACTAACAGGTGATTCTGCAGCAAATTTTATACTACAGCCAGTAACTAGAGAAATTGGATGTATTAACGGTTTTACCGTACAAGAATTTGCTGGTGATTTGGTATTTTTGGGACCAGACGGATTACGTACAGTAGCAGGCACGGACCGTATTGGTGATGTTGAACTTGGTACAATTAGTCGGCAAGTTCAAAAACGGTTTACTGGGTTATTTGATGTTGATGAATTTGACAGCGTTGTTATTCCAGATAAAACACAATACAGATTATTTTTTTCTAACTCAGATATAACCCGAGGTAATACCAAAGGTATTATATGTGTACGTAAGGGTGATTCATATGAGTTTGCAGATTTACGAGGTGTAGCACCTAGTTGTACAGACTTTGCTACATCACAAGGTGAAAGTTTTATTTTACATGGTGGTTTTGATGGGTACGTCTATCGACAAGAAAAGGGTAGCAATTTTGACGGTAATAATGTAACAGGTAAGTATCGTTCACCCGATTTAACTATGGGTGATGCGGGAATACGTAAATCGTTTCAACGGGTTATTCTAAATTATGCACCTGAATCAGCCGTAAATGCTGATTTGTTTGTTCGTTATGATTATGAATCGCCTGATGCAGCACGTCCATCTGCTTATCCATTTGATACAACAACTGCCATTGCTATTTATGGTGCTTCATTATTCGGGATTGCAACATATGGTGGACAGTCAAGCCCACTGGTAAGACAGCCAATCGAAGGTTCGGGATTTGCAATAGCATTGCGTGTTAATGATAGGGGTACGTCAGCCCCCTACTCACTGAAAGGTTTTCAGCTAGAGTTTGAAGCTGCGGCAAGGAGATAAAGCATGGCAGGGTATACTAGACAATCTACATTTGCAGATGGTGATATTATCCAAGCATCGGATTTTAACGATGAATATGACCAATTAGTAAATGTATTTGATAATGCCACAGGTCATAAACATGATGGAACGGCAGACGAAGGTCCAGTTATTGGATTGATCGGTGATCCAGGTGTTGCTATTCCTATTAACAAAGTTGTAGTAGATGACACTAATAATCGTGTAGGTGTTTTTATAGATGCTGCTGGTGCAGGCTCGTCTGTTGAACAGGTACGTTTTGAAGACGGTGCTATTTTACCTGTAACAACAAATGATATTGATTTAGGTTCTGTAACAAAGCAATATAAAGATGCTTATTTTTCCGGTAGTTTAAATGTAGCTGGTATTAGTGTTGGTGGTGGTTCTAGTATTGGGACTGTACTTGATGAAGATGATATGGTATCTAATTCAGATACTTCTATTGCTACGCAGCAGTCAATTAAAGCCTATGTAGATGCACAAGTAACTGCACAGGATTTGGATGTCGCCGCTGATACAGGTACTGCTGCAGTTGATTTAGATAGCCAATCCTTTACTGTTACAGGCGGTACTGGTATTGATACATCCGCTACAGGTCAAGCCGTAACAATTGACATTGATGCTACTGTAGCTACACTTACTGATACGCAAACACTTACAAACAAAACTATTGATGCTGCAAGTAATACCCTTTCAAACATTAATACAACTATGCTTGCTTCTGGTGTACTGGATACTGATCTAACTTCTGTATCTATTGCAGATGACACAATTCCTTCAGCTAAAGCTACAAAAGATTATATTGACGCACAAGTAACCGCACAAGACCTTGACTTTCAGGGAGATAGTGGTGGTGCCTTAAACATTGACTTAGATAGCGAAACACTTACCTTTACAGGTGGCACAGGTATTGATACTTCAGGTGCTGGTAAGGCTGTAACATTTTCTATTGACAATACAGTAGTAACTGTAGCAGATACACAAACACTTACAAATAAAACCTTGACAAGTGCGGTGCTTGACGGTACAATAAGTGGAACATCTATTAAAGATGAAGATACAATGGTATCTGACTCTGCTACACACTTAGCTACACAACAATCTATTAAGGCTTATGTAGACTCACAAGTGGGTGCTATTCCTCTTGGTGATATTACAGAAGTAACTGCGGGAACAGGTTTATCTGGTGGCGGTACTAGCGGTGCAGTAACTCTTGATATTGACAGCACTGTTACTACCCTTACGGGTACACAAACACTTACAAACAAAACTTTAACCAGTCCAACAGTTGATTTGTCAACAATAACATCTGCCGGTGATTTGGCAGTAGCAGATGGTGGTACAGGAGCAAGCAACGCTTCTGATGCACGTACTAATCTTGGCGTAGCAATTGGTACAGACGTACAAGCCTATGATGCAGAACTCGCAGCACTGGCTGGATTAACATCAGCGGCAGATAAAGGTATACAGTTCACAGGTGCGGGAACAGCGGGTACTTATGATTTAACAACAGCAGGTAAAGCACTACTTGATGACGCTGACGCTGCAGCACAACGTACTACCCTTGGTTTGGGTACAGCAGCTACTTTAAATGTAGGTACAAGTGCAAATAATATTGTACAATTAGACGGTACTGGAAAACTACCAGCAGTAGACGGTTCACAGTTAACTAACCTCACCATAACAGAAACAGACCCAACAGCACTAGCATTTGCTATTGCGTTAGGTTAGATAACACTTGACAATTAATACCAAGTGTGATATAATTAGACTATATTAGGAGTAATAAATGGCAAACGCTTTTAAATCAGAGACAGATACTGGAGTAGGAACATCCCCTGCTACTGTTTACACATGCCCTGCCTCAACAGAAACAACCATAATTGGTTTAACTATAGCAAATATACACACAAGCCAGATTGAAATTGATGTTCAGTTAGATGCAAGCACTCGCACCAGTGGCGCAGAAGACAGTGTTTATATCATAAAGGACGCTCCTGTTCCTGTAGGGTCTTCCTTAATTGCGGTTGGTGGTGATCAAAAAATAGTTTTAGAACCCGGTGACACTATAAAAGTTACATCAAATACCGCCGCTTCGGCAGATGTTGCTTTGTCGTACCTTGAGATTTCATAAGGATTAACAGTATGAGTTATATAGGACCAAAAGCTATAGGTGAATTTGCTGACAGTACTATTGTCACCCTTACAGGCACACAGGCACTAACCAATAAAACCGTAAATGGTGTCGATCCCAACGATTCTCTGCCGAAGGCTGGCGGTGACATGACTGGCGATATTGATTTTGGGCAAAACAACAAGGCATTATTTGGTGGTACTGGTGGTGATTTAGAAATTTATCATGACGGCACTAACGCTTATATCGACAATAATGATCAGCATTTATATATCCGCAATAATGTTGATGGCGATGATGGCGGCAATATCACCATTCAAGCCAAAGTCGGTAAAAATAGTATATTCTGTGGCGATGATGCCCAAGTGATTCTTTACTATGATAATCTTAATAAGCTAAGTACCAGCATCACTGGCGTGACAATCACCGGAGTTGCAGATATTACTGGTCATGTAGAGGCTACAGGTGTTGAAGAAACTGTATACGATCTCGGAACTACTGGCGGTACAATCACACCTAATTTTACTAATGGTGCTATTCAAAAAATTACATTAAACGCTAACTTAACATTTAGCGCATTTACTAGTCCTGTGGCTGGTCAATCAATCACTTTGATCATTGACACAAACGGAACTGGCAGAACCCTTACTTCAACTATGCTGTTTGCTGGTGGTAATAAAACTATGTCGACAACTGACACAACAGATGTAATGACAGTGTTGTATGACGGCACAAACTATTTAGCTAATTACGTTAAGGACTTCAGTTAAGGTACTTCTATGCCATTTGGATTTACACGATCTGTGCTAGGGACAGAAGAAGGCTTTAG